GGGGTACTCTCGAAAAAGAGCAGGTCACAAAACCATACACAGGAACCCAGATTATTAACGAGAATCACTCGGAGAATTCTGGAACAAACTGGATATGAGATGACATGCACCCCACACCATATTCGCCCCTTTACGGGGTAATTACTCATTTCCCGAGACCGAAGTACGGTCAGAGCCAAAACTCAGAAGGTATGTTACGTCCCTTCCGGCCTCCCGGTATTGGAGGAGCAAGCTAAAGTCTAGTTACAACTAGATCCAAAGCTTGAATGGATCGTATTTGATCCCTTTAATAAGGGTTTTCACTTTCTGTACGGCTTTCGCCGCTAATGTGAGCTTAGCTCCATTACCGCGAAGTAAACGGACAGGAAGTCGCGTAACTGCAATACCAGTTCGCTCTGCAATAACGGGAAGGATTACTTCTAGTAATTCACAGGCATTATCCTGCGGATCTACAGATACCACTTTCTTACCTAGCATTTCAGGAGTAAACTCCTTATCTAGACGGATAGCTGGCTGTAGGGCAGTAACTTTCCAGTATAACTGGATAAGTTCGGCCAACGGTGCTGGGATGACCTTGATATCCAAGAACATCATAGCGCCTAGCGGAATGTCCGCCATACTATTGATTGCCCTGAGGGACTCAAGTTCCTTGGTATACATCTCTAGATCAGTACGTGTGCGATCATTAATTAAATGCGCACAATAAAATAAATATACGTACGTCAACGGACATCCTCTAGGAACTAGTACGTTTCGAGGGAAGGCGCTCAGCAGCTCCATGAGAGCATATGCTTCATCCCGAGTAAGAATATGGTACCTTACAAGCCGGTTTACTACCGTGATCAGTTGATCACTATATGGTGTGTGGCACTTATAGTGCGCACTAGGCCCATCAGCATATGCTGCTTGAGCTGAATACATAGAAAGGGTAGGACCGGACCAGGTAAGAGGCACCGGAGGTATGAGTCCGTAAGAACTCAACCCTTCGGGAGAAGTAGATAGCTCCTCACGGAGTCTACTTAAAACGGTATCGATCTTAGCAATCAAGCTATTACATAGCTTCGCCTGAACTGATTTCCACTCATTATTTGTTAAAAGTTCGCGGTTTCGCAGATCCTTTTCAAGGAATTGCAACCATTCACGGACATTAACTATATTAACATCCTGAGGTTGAACCTCGTAGGGCTTCTGTCCTACCGGATTTAGTAGAATAAATTTAATGAGACTGAGAAATACAGCAGGGCGTGTTCCGACAAGTTCGGAAGTCACGAATTGCCACTGACGTGCCGTGGTTACTAATCTTACTAGAGAAGTGATGGAAACCCCGATTCCCAACCGCCGAGCGATTCGATTGGCAAATTCCTTTCGGGCAGACCAGGTCTTAGCCTGCACTTCCTCCATCAATGATAGAGGTGAAATATTACCAGTCTCGCATAGTCTCTGATTCGCAAACTCGAAGAAATTCGATTTTGAATGAAGAGATTTAGCAAGGCCAATCTTGATACCAAAATCAGCACATGCCGCCTGATACTCAAGAGCTACGTTAGCATCGCGAGCGATGTCGACGTCATCTCCTAAGACCAGGTATGGATCGAACCACTTTGAATGAACCGGCTGAGGTTTGCCACTCGCCTTCCAATAAGCGAACTGCACTAATGCGTGGTGCACCAGTGCCATACTCGCCCAGGAACTATAGGCGCCCATCGGTTGACCAGTACCGTACGTTATCGTACGGAACTGTATGTCCCCCGTGTAACCTATCTCTCCCTTTCTAGGTGAGGGTATAGAGAACTCACGGTCAGTCATGATCGATGCCCAGAGGGTAGCGCGTCCATACGCTTCTGTTAAATCACCATCCTTATCTCTAAGGAAGGGGGCCAATACCTGACGGTAAAGGTCTATTGGAATACTATCAGTAGCCGCTGACAGGTCGAAAGACCAGTGCGGTGATAGCTTTCTCTGCCAGTATGCGTCCACTGTTCCATCTTGATTAAAGGTGGCATCATTACGATGCAGGATCTTTAGGATCCTGAATAAGTGTTCGTGAACAGGTAGCATAGCTAACTGAGTCCAATAATCACAGATTGCAACCGTTCGTAGCTTACCACCAGGAGCATCGAAATTAAATAGACGTCCTAGGATAGGTTGAATCCCACTACGCACTTCTCTCGCAAGCTTCCAGACACTTTTTGGTAAAAGTGAACTGAGTGAGGCTTGAGGAGCTATCGCATCGACGAAAGGTTGAAACACCGTGTCCATCCATCGCTGCTTATCTAAAGCAGCCGCTGCTTTGGCTTCCTTACTTCCTTTCGGGAGTTTGGGGTTTCCAAAGGGCGGTGGAGACAGTAAATCTTCCATATCGCTGTATGTGTACCCTAGGTCACTAAGGTCTGGGAAATGTTTCTCCGTCGCTACGGCTTTCATGAGTGCGACCGCTGCTAAATCTTTATGCAGTCGGAACCACTCAAGCACGTAGTTACGCGGACGAGACATCCAAGCCTGTGAGTCTAGGATCATACTCAATACAGATAGGCTCCCACGGAGATTAGTTGCAGCAGAACGGATTAACTTACCTAGGGAGGACTCGTATCGCCACTCAGGTAGAGGATGACCGTCGAGTTCAGCTTGACGCTGGACTAGATGAGGGAAAACATATGAAGCGAAATACTCGAACTCCTCGAAAGAAGAGCCCGGGTAGAAATTCGACTTCTGTTTCCGTATGGTCTTATAGGCAGTCTCTGGGTCGGGCGTCTTAACTAAGAACGCCCTATAAATATTAAATAAAGAAGCCCAGATTCTAATCCATGTAAGATCCATATCTCGAATCCTTGCCCTAAGTGTAGGGTGAATTACTTTTGGTAATCCACCTGTTAACCGAATACGGAAGCCCAGTTCCTGCGTGCTCTGCAAGGGATTCCCTGCAATATAAGAGTAGAGGCAGAAGAGGTATATTTTAAGCCTTTTGGCGGTATAGCTGACACCATTATTCCGTAGAAGGGTCTGCAGATGTTGCGTCAGGGTTAAAAAGCCTGATAGTCGACGTTCTGGGGATTTCACTGCGTTATAGTGGAGAAGCTGTCGCCCCCACGCCAACACAGTCCGCTCAATATTGGATGAGTGAACGGATACCATTCCGTCTTCCACTTTCACGTTCGAAGAAACAAAATTTCGGAGACGTACGAAGTCTTTGTAGGTTAGTCGATTAGACTTACTTTCAAAGAAACGTTTTGATGAAAACTCCTCCTTGCCTCGGTGAGGGGGGGTATTTTGAGAAGGAATTGGAGGGTGATCTCCCGGTCGGGCTATCACGATAAGGGTCAGGTCATTTGCTAAGGAAACTCTCGACTGGAGGAGGAATTCTCCTCGCGATAGGTATAGCAGGCCTCGGGGGTCAAAAGGGTCAACGACCACATACGGTCTTGATCGTTGGAGATCCCAATCAACGAGTAAACGCCAAGCGCCTACAGTCCTGGTTTCTGCAGCCATACCGCGAACGTCTGCAACAGAGATGAGTCGACCATCTATTTGGAATAGAGGATCGTTCCCATTCTGATTCATCAGAGGAAGGGACGAGCTGAAATTCCTAACACAAAGGTTTATTCCAGCTTTTGAGACTGTTA